GGTGGTAGCACGCATCACTGCGGTGCCAGCATCGGATGGGACTGCGTAGCGGCCAGGCAAGATTTCCAACGAGTCACGCTGCCAGAACACGTTGATGTTCGAGGCTGCGGTGTTGAGCCAGTTGATGGGTGCAGCAGCAGCAGGAGTAACGATAACGTTCTTGTACTGTGCAGATGCATCGCTTGCAACTTGGTTGGAAATAATGCCAGGGCTGATCACCATTTGGGTGCCGTTGGTGATGCTGATGACACGGAATGTCTTCAGTTGACCAGTGGACTGCTTGGTGATGTGGTGCACAGCAACCACGCCATCGATCGTGAAGCAATCGCCAACAGCCACGCCAACTGTGTTGGACACAGTGACGGTCTGGTAACGGTTGTCGACGTTGATCTGGCCGCCCACGGATGTGGAGGTGGCCTGTGGCACGAGGTAGTTGCCAGCAGCGTTCTGCGTGTCGATGGTGGTGACACCACCAGCTGCCGCAGCGATGCGGTTGGCGTAGTCGAACTTGTAGGTGTCGAAGCCTGCGACCATGCCGACGAAGTTGCGTTCGTAGGCTTTGTCCGACTTGGCGTTACCGAATGAACGGCTTGCCTGTGACAAGTTGCCAGCCAGACCGTTGTAGTCACGGCTTGCAAGACCCATGAAGCGATCGTAGTCAGGCACGCCTTGCTCGTTCATGATGCTGTCGCACAAGGCCACATCATCATAATCACCGGCAGCAGTGGAAACTGGAACGACCAAAGTGCCTTGGGCAGCTGCGGTGTTCATGATCGCCACGTTGATGTCGGATGCGAGTTTTTGCTTGGCTGACTCGCCCAGACGACCTTCTTGCAACGCATCGCGCAGATCGAGGGTAGTCATAGTCCAAGGCACAGTCTTGCTGAAACCAATGGTGGATGGCACAGACAACTGAGTCATGTTCTGGTAAGAACCAGCGATGGTCGTGCCAGGAGTGCTGTTGATGGATTGCGCCATGTAAGGCATTGGGCGCCAGATGACGTTGTTGGTGCGTGCCATCATTGTCTGGTCTGTGTTGTAGACCGAAACGTGACGAGACAGAACCAGCAAGTCCTGGAAACCTTCGAGGATGTCTTCAAACGCTACGCGTTCTTCTTTGGAAAAGCTATTGGCCATGATGGGCTCCTAAATTAAAAAACTGTCATTTGGAAGCTGCTCGCTTCTGCTGCTTGTACTGGATGACTTTCGTCATGTTGCCAGTACGAGCCGCTTCTTCTCGCAGCCGTTCAAGGGTTGAGTCCACCGCCCCAGATACTCGGCCAGTTCCTGACACGATTCTCTCGGGTGGCGGGGCTGCCCTGCGGTTGGTAACTTTCAATTCTTTCTCCAGTTTCGCTACCGCAAAGGCAAACTTTACGGGGTCTTTGATATCGGACAGCTCCTTTGCCTTTTTCGGGTTCTTGCCGAGCGCGTAGATGACGAGCGCAGGATTATCTGCACCTTGGAGCACCACGCCTTGCTGGGTGATGTTGAACAACTCTTGGGCCACGGCCTCAGCGTCTTCAAAATCTTTGACTCTCAGCTCGGCTTTCGCCTTGCCATAGCCATCCAGTTTGGCTTGCCATGCCTTCTGTTGATTCATAACTTCAACTTCTTGCTTGGCATTTGACTCATCGGCTTGTCGCTTGCGCTCAAACCAATCAGCCAGTGCTGCCTCGAATTTATCAGCGTCATAGTCATGTTCTTCAAGGCTTGGCTTCTTGCCCAGCAAGACCGGCTTGGTCTCAGTCTGTGCGGTGCTTTGCAGCTTACCTTGCAGTTCACGGTTTTGCCGTTGCAATTCTCTGTTCGTCTTACGCAGCTCGCGTACCCATTCAGGCGCATGAGTCTGTTCTTCGGGAGGTGGCGCTTCCTCACCAATGGATACGATCACTTCATCGTTGTCGCCTTCGTTGTCTTCGGTGCTCTGGTCATCGTCCTGGTCGCCAGTGGATTGGTACTCGCTGGTGGTTTGCTCAGTGCTTTGGCCTTCGTCCTCAACAACGATGGTGTCATCGTCTTGGTTTTCTTCTCCTGATACTGCCTTTGTGTTCATCTTCTGACCCCATCAAACTCACCCATTAGAACGGCTGGGTGGATGCCGTTTATCACATTCTCGCGCTTTTTCATTCATCTTACAACTGGCTGAACGATCTGGCCTTGCAAAATTTGTTGCACTGCCTCTGCATTTGTGAGCGCCATGTTCTGCGCGGTCTCGTCGACCTTGCCCAAAGTCTCCAGCGTTTGAGCGCGTTTGAGTTCTGCGCTGGCCACGGTTTCGACGGTGTCGGCTCTGGCTTTGGCTGCCTTGGCAGTTTCATTTTCAGCTGCGGCTTGCAGGTACATGGAGTTCGGGTCTTGCGGCTTGCCCTGCATCTCGGCCATGAGTTCTTCGGCTTCCATGTCAGTTGGCTTGACCACGCCCATGCGCAGGAGCTTCTTGCGGAAGTAAGCATTTGCATCGCTGATGCCCTCGCCTTCCATGTTCATCATGGCCATTGCGGTCAGTACTTGCGCTGTCTCTGGGTCTTGAGTGATCTGGAGCATGCCGGTCAATGCGCGAACAGTTGCCTGGCGCTTGGTGCTGCTCGATGGGCCAACGTCTGCGATCACATCAAAGGTTGCGCTGCTCAGGTCGTTTTCCATGACCATCTCGCCAGTTTCCTGATCGATGTTTGGCTGCATCAGCTCGACCATTCCAGCTTCGCCAGTTGGTGCGATCGTCTTCATCTTGCGCTTGTCCTCGATGTAGATGTCCTTGGCCATCGACAACCAGATTTCACCGCAGCGCTTCATGCCCTTGGCAAAGTTGCTCATGTAGATGAAGGCTTGGCCATCGACTCTGGCCTGAATCATCTCGACAGCCTTGCCTGAGATGTTGCTCACCATCTTGTCGGCACCGGCTGGATTGCCCAAGATGTCCTGCATGTCAGTCTCGGTGATCTGCAAGAGTGCGGCCATTGCCGGTGGAATGGCTGCCGATCTGGTGTAGGCCACTGGGCCGCTGATTGCCTGGTTGCCGTTTTGATCGGTGATCGGATTGATCAGCAAGTATGGATAGTCCTTGAGGTTGTCCTCTGCCCACATGACTTGGTGGCCAGCGACTTGCTCAGGTGTGAGGATGGGCTTCTCGACCGAGGACAAGGCGCTGATCTCGCCCAGCTTGGAGAGCTGCATGTTCTTAAGGCGCTGGGCATCTTTGGCCAGGCGCACATGGCCCATGCATCGCTCGACGTTGTCGACGAACCAGCGCTTGCCGTAAACGACCACGATGGGGATGCACTTGCCTGCGATGTAGCCTGCGTCCTCAAGGATTCTGCCTCCAGACATGATGTATTTGCGCACGCGCTTGGTCTTGATCTTGCGCTGGCGCACTTCAATCGTGCCAATGGCTGCCAGAGTTTCTTCCAGCATTTCGTCTTTGGCAAAGTCTGCTTGGGTGTAGCGTTCTTCCTCTCCTGTGATGGTCTGGAAGATGCGGATGGTCTCTGTCTTTTCCTCGATCTTGTAGTACTCGGCCACATAGACCACATCGGGAGTGCACCAGTCAAACTCGTACTGGTGGATGATCTTTGGCCAGCTTGCTGGGTCATCGCCCCAAGTGTCTTTGTAGGCCTGCTGGGTCATCGATGTGACGACAAAGCAGAATCGGGCATCAGCCTTGTCTTGACGCTTGGCCTGCAAGTCAAAGAACACCGAGCTGTCAGCATCGAAGATTGGCTCAATGCGGATGCGCTGGCGGTCGTCCTCTGGGTCTTCCTCGTTTTCGTAGACGGTGCGCAAGCGCCAGGCACCAATGCCGCCACCGACCGCTTCTTCGAAGGCGTTATCGTAGGCTTCATCGGCCACGGATGCCTGCTCGTCTGATCGGTATAGGCCATCGCAGACCTCGGCCAGCTTGTCATTCTCCATGCCATCCTTGGACACAAAGTCGACCGTGATGCGGTTGTTTCGGTATTCGTTGACCACTCGAATCACGGCCAGCATGATCTTGTTGACCTCGAACTTTGGCTTGTTCTCGTACTGATCCCAGAGTGGGCCTTCCCACTGGCTGCCTGCCAGCGAGTAGAAGCGCCTGTCCTGAAGGCATTGCAGGCGCTCGTCGCGCAGTGCACTTTGCACATCGTCAAACTGCGCCAGCGCTTCGGTGTGCAGATTGGAAAGGCGTTGGTCGTTCGAGATTCGGGCCATAGTTAAATCCTCATTTTGTGCGATTTTCTCACCATTTGTGCATCGTTGGCAATGGAGTGAATGTCGCTGGTTTTGTGACGGCTGCACGCCTGACACCTTCGCAGGCGTAACGCAGTGCATCGATTACGTGGTTTTTCTTGTCTTCCAGCACCGGCAAGATTCTGCCGGTCAGTGGGTCTTGCTTGTAACTGTACAGCGTCAGCTCGTCAATGGTGTGGATGCACCGAGGGTGCACCACGATGTCGTAGTTCTTTAGAAACTCAATGCCTTCCTCGACCGACTTCGGGCCTTTGACGGCTGTCATGATCTTGGGGAAGCCATTGCGTTTCATGTGGCTGATGGTCTCTGGCCTGGCTGAGTCGGCCACGATTGGCCACTTCTCGGCCTCTGGCACCTGCATGAACAGCTCGGGTGTGTTGACGATCTCGCAGCCGACCATGTAGGCCTCGTGGTCGATGTAGAGTGTGCGACCAATGATGTGGCAGCGCACCAGTGTAGTCGGATCGACTGAGAATCCCCAGTCTGCACCGAGCCTGTGGATTGCGTCTGGCGGTGCCTCGAAGTCCTCGACGCGCCAGTTCTTGAACACTCTGGTGTTGCTGTTTGTGAGGTAACTGCCCATCCAGACATGCTGGTATTTGTCTGGGTCGCGCCTCTTGTCGTACTCCATTTCATCGCGCAGGACAGATGGAAACCAAGGGTTGTCGGTGAAGTTGACCTTGAGGACGGTCGCATCCTTTGGCGGTGTCGGGCCACGCAGTAGGAAGTCGACAGGGTCGTTCTGCTGGCGCGGGTTCCACGTGAACCATAGCTCGGACTCTGGCTTACGGATGGTTGGCCGCAGCAGGTCGAGGCTGGTCTGGCTCAGACTTTGGGCTTCCTCCACCCAGGCGCAGTCGTAGCCCTCCAGCGACTTGATCGAGTCTGCTGTGTGATTCTGCATGCCTTGGAAGATGATCGCGCCATCGGCCTTCTTGGACTTGATGACCACATCCTGAACCTCAAAGTAAGCGCCAGCGTTCATGTCCTGAATCTTGGTCTCCAGCAGGCGCTTGACCGACTGGTTGAGTGACTTCTGGATTTCACGGACGCAGACGCTTCTGCGCTTCTGATCCATGATGTGAGCCTCGATCATCAGCTCGGCAAACATGTGGGACTTGCCCGAGCCTCGGCCACCCCAAGCGCCTTTGTATCGGCTTGGCTCCAGCAATGGCAGCGCCCACTCTGGGGTTTGGAGTTGCAGAACTTTACCCATTCTTGACGATCACTCGCTCGATCTTGGCAAACTCCAGAGGCGCACCATCTGCACCAGTCAGTTCATGCTTTTGGGTTTCAGCCCAGCGCATTTGCGTCTTGCTCCACCAAATGGCTGCGGTCGTGTCGCCTGCCATGACCTTCTGGAATAGGGTTTTCCCTACCTGTCCGTTGGCCTTGGCTTTTCCAGACACCAGCTCGGTTGCAAAGTGCTTGCGCAGGGTTTCAACATGGATTCCATCGCGCACCAGGACTGCGATCTGATCGATCGGGAGGCCGTATCCGCTGAGGGCTTCGACCTGTTTTCGCTCGGCATCTGTCGGCTCGAACTCAGGTCGGCCAGCGCCTGGTTGAGCACCGCCAGTTCCTGGTCGAGCACCTCCATGCTTTTTTACGACAGGTTTTTCTTCAAGTTTCGGTTTTTTCGTTGCCATTTTTTACCTCCGCGAAAGGTTTTCCGGTTTCTGCGTGTGTTGCGATTTTGCCAGTGAAGTCCTGCCATCGCTTGACTATCACATCGACGAACTTTGGGTCGAGTTCCATCAGGCGTGCTCGACGGTTTGCTTTTTGGCAGGCAATCATGGTGCTTCCGCTTCCACCAAACAGGTCTAGGACGATCCAGCCATCCATGCTTGACCACTCGATCATGCGCTGCACCAGTCCAACTGGCTTCATGGTTGGGTGCAAATCGCTCTTGGTTGGCCTGTCGTGGCGCACGATGGTTGTTGGCATTTGCTCTTTAATCTGCTTGAGCATGGCCACCAGCTCGTCCTTTTTCATCTTGTCGATGTCCAGATCGTCATCGATCACCGTGGTCAGCGTGAAGTCACCACAGAAGTGGTGGCCTTTGCCTTCCTTCCATCCGTACAGGATTGGCTCGTGTTTCCAGTTGAAGTCTTGGCGCGAGAGCGTTCCGCTTTGTTTCACCCAGATTAGGACTTCGGAGAGTTTCAGGCCTGCTTCGACCAGGCAGTCTGAGAAGGCTGCGCGTTCGGATTCACCGTGGGCCACGTAGATCACTGCGCCTTCGCGCATGTTCTCGAAGTACCTGGCATAGACCGCTTGCAAAAATTTCTTGAATTCTGACTTGCTCATGTCGTCGTTCATGATCTTGCCTGCTTTGCCATCGACCGCCACGTTGTAAGGTGGGTCTGTCCAGACGAGATCAGCTTTGTCGCCATCCATGAGCTTAGCCAGATCGTCGGCCTGCGTGCTGTCACCGCACATGAGTCGGTGTTCACCCAGCAGCCAGACATCACCGCGCTGGCTTTTCGGCTGCTCTGGGATGCTTGGGACTTCGTCTTCGTCTGTGTGTCCATCAGTCGGCTCTGGTGCCATGATGGATGCGAGTTCATCTTTGCTGAATCCTGTGAGCTCCAAGTCAAATCCAAGTCCTTGCAAATCTGCCAGTTCAAGTCCGAGCATTTGGTCGTTCCATCCAGCGTTCAGCGCCAGCTTGTTGTCTGCAATGACATAGGCCTTCTTTTGTGCATCGGTCAGGTAATCTAATCGGATGCATGGGACTGATTCAAGTTTCATGCTCTTTGCCGCCATGACTCGACCGTGTCCTGCAATGGTCCGCGCGGCGGCGGGCTGT